TACTTTATTTGTTGCTCCATCCCTACAGATAAGAATAATAGCTGGATCACCTGTAGTAAATGTTGACAGCTGAGTTGAAACAACATCGTCACCAGCTGAAGTAACAACGTCATCAGAACCACCGTTAGTTCTAACGTCTAGTTCTAATTCCTTAGCTCCATATCCTGAGTAGAAAGCTAGACCAACTACACAGTCAGTGTTAGATGCTTGGTCTTCGATACGCCAAGGAAAGAAAGCTCTTAAGGGTACATCAAGAATAAGAAAGTTATTAAGCTTAGACTCAACAGCGTCATCAGCGTCAGGGTAAGCCCAGTATATACGTTTGTTAATACCGTCGTAGACAGCTGTAACTTTTAACTTGACATCAGAATCAATAGCATCCCAAAAGCTCTGGACCGTAGGGATAGTTAAGTTCTGTTCTTGACCTTGGCCTGACACTGGGTCAGTTGACAGAGTATGTATACCAAATCTTGACCACCAAAAGGGAACACCCTCAGCCTCAACAAATGTTTCAGGTGAGAGTAGGCCGACACGAGTAACTCTGTTGACTGAGTAAGAGGATGCTCTAAAGACACCATCAACACCAGTAATCTGCCAGACACCATTCTCAGCAAAGATAAACAGAGAGTTCTGGTAAGCGTAAAGTCTCTGTATCTTAACAGCATCAGGAATCTTAATCTCACCACCATCAGTATCTAGTAGGTCTGATGAATATTCTGATGTAGGGTCATTCTGTTGGTGACAGATACCTAAGTCATCTACAGTTTCAACAAGCTTAGAGAAAAGAATAGTACCAGCGTTCTGAGAACTATCAACACCAGCATAGAATACTCTACCAGAGAAAGACTCAGCACAACGGAAACGGGATGTCTCAGTATCTGTAGGTTTTGTCAAACCAGTAATACCTGACTCTGATTGCCTGTTCTTAGTGAAGAAGTCTAGAACGTAGTGTCCATTACCTGTAAGGGTAGTACCACCGTAAATCTTTTCCCACTCAGCACTATCGTAGTTACCGTCAGCATCCTTACCTGAGTACCATGGGTGTGTAAGTCTTTTAGTTAAGTCTGTAGGTGTGCCATTACCTGTATTCCAACCAGTGTTCTGTGCATCGTACTTTCTATCTTGTGATGGTGTTGAGTCATTACTGTAATAATTCTCTGTGTCACCCTGCCACTCGAAGTCACGTACTTCAAAATTAATCTGAGTAACTGTGAATGCCCCAGCACTATACTCAATAGCTATAGTATTGATCTGTGGAGAAGAAACAACTAGGTTACCCTTGATAGATGTGAACTGACACTTAGCATTCTCAGCACCTGATGAACCTGACTGTTCGTATGACGCTAAGTTGACAGAGTTAGACTCCACCTGTGCTGAGTAGGGTAGGTCACCCTTATTGTAGAAATATAGTCTTGAACCTTTCTGTAGAACAAGAAACTCTAAGTCAGCATTACCACCAACATTAACCCAGTCACCTACAGCTGTTAGCTCAGTATTGCTTAAAGTGAATGAGGATAGGGTGTTGTTGCTTTCATAAGCTACAGCTAGTCTTCTACGACGAGTACCATCTCTACGCAAGTCACAGTTAAGCTCATCTACTGATGCACCATCAGGAAACGTAAGCTCCGCAGCCTCAGTAATAAGACCACGAACAAAGTTATTAACTGCCTTTTGATTCAGACTTTGCGGCATTACGTTCTTTCTCACGTTTGTCTGCGTACTCGTTACGTTGAACTGCCTTAGACTTAGGCTTGTTCCTTAAGTAAGTTTCTACAGCTTGCTTACCTTTTTCTAGAGTTGAGTATCTGCCAGATAATTCTTCTGGTACTGAACCCTTTTCAAACTTTACTTTAAAGAAGATAAAACCACCAACTTCTTTTTCTACAATAATGTCAGTTAGCATCTTGTCTGACTTGATGACACAGCGTTGGTTCACTGTATCAGTTTCAATGTCAATCATTAGTTTCTTCCGTAGTTGTTTCTTGTATTAGCACGTTTGGTTTTGTACTGATCATTCTGAACGTAAGACTTTAACCTACGTGCGGCCTGTTCAACCTTAGGGTCTGACCCACCCTTAAACAAAGAGAAACATGCTGACTTAGCTTCAGCTAGTAAGTAAGGCATAAGTGTGTTATCAATATCAATAACATGACTATCAGTCCTACTAAATTGAGGATAGGTTGAACCCCAAGCTCTTACTTTAGAAGAGTTGAGGGTCTGGTCATCAGTCTTCTTATGAGCATTCATGACTATATAATAGTCATCAAATGTTGTGTAGTAAGATGGGTGTTCATCGTCCTTGACAAATAGATCAATACTATCATTAAAGGTCTGAACTCTGAAGTCAGTCTCACTCATTCTATCTATAAAGTCTAGAGGCTCAACGTATTTAATTACTCTGTAGTTCTTTTCTGATATAGTACCAACATCATACTCAATACGTTCTATATGTTTTACATTATCAGGGTATCTGAAGTGAGTAGGTTTACTTACATTTGATAAGCCAACAAGAGTAAGTAAAGTTTTATGCTCAGGTATTTCTCTAGCAGCAATCATGTTGAAGTAAGTGTCTTCAACTACAGAAGCTATCTGTTGAGCTTCAATAGTATCTGATATGCTGTTAACATCCTCAGAATCCATGTCTGACAAGATAGACTGTACTACTTGTAGGAGTGTAGTCTTCATTACGCAGGTACCCCGTGTACGATAAGTGAAGCACTAGATAGATCAAGAGTAAAGGCTGCGTCAGCTTTGACAAAGATTTCTATATAATCGTTTGTTGCTAGTGATGTTGTGTCAGTAAGTACAGCAGTTTTCCACTCACCAGCAGTAGCTGTGTTAATAATATGCCCACCATTCATAGCGGAGCCATTCTTGTAGAATATTGTCTCTAAGTTTCTATCTGTGCCTGAACTGTTTTTAAAGTTAAAAGAGAAAGTACAGAAAGCTGTAAGGCCTCCTGTGTCTGTGTAAACAAGTCTAGCATTGGGTGAGGACTGACCTGTAAAACCATCAGCATTAGTAGTTGAGAAAGTGGGGTCTAAAGCTGTGAATGATGTTGTTACTGAATGTTGATATGCTGGAGTAGCTGAGTCAAAAGCTAAGTAACCATTAATGTGAGCATGGGACTTAGTCCATGAGCCTGACCCTGCACCATCAGCAACATAAACATCACCAGATGAAGCTGAAGCTGCACCCTTAGGTTCATGTAGATATGGGTCTGTTAGTGATGAATGATTTACGTTAGCCATAGAAGGAACCCCTGCCAGTGTTAAAAGTATTATAAACTAAATAATAACTTTTGTCAAGAGAAAAGATGGCCCCCTAAAGGGCCACCCTTAATTTTGTTTATGGTTCGATGTATTCGATTACCAATGTTGCAGCACCAGCTGTGAAAGCTGCTGTACCGTAGTTAGCTTTGATGTAAGCATCATCTGAACCTACAGTAGCTGTACCACCAACAAGGGCACCATCACAAGCTACAGCTTTGTCTGCGCCTACTGCTGCTAGAGCAATAGCTGCGTCGATACCATCGGCATCAATAGCTGTACCTGCTTGGTCGTAAGCACCGATTGTCAGTGTAGCTGCACCACCTGAAGTAAATGCAGTTGTGACAACTAGAGATGCTGACTTGATGAATGACCCAGCTGGAATGAATGGATCATGATCATCTGGAGTAGCTGCTGAACTACCCAGTGCAGTAGCATCCCCAATCTTTACAACCATAGTTTTGATTGCTGATACAGATGTTGTTCCTTCATCTTTAGGAACACCAGCTGCACCGTTTGTTAGGACCTGTAGTCCGTCTGCGTTAGTGTAAGACATCAGTTATCCTCCTTATACGTTTGGATCGCTGGCGACAACGACCATGTTTTCAGGACGATATAGCTTTACACCATAACGTGCAGTTGTTACGAACTCATGACGTTGGAAGTCTTTGTTGTAGTCGTAATCAACTTCTGGCATCTGACGCCATGCACCCACGAATGGGTTTACAGTTTGAGATGCTGAGAAGAACAAGTTAGCTTTACCATTTGTTGTTGAGTAGTCCTTAGTTGTAGAACCATCACGCTCTGGTAGAGCACTGTCTGCTACGTCTGTTAGGTAGTTAGATGTGTATACGTCGAAGCCGTAAACGTTAGCTACGAAACGCATACCTGTTGCGATACCGTCACGAACAAGACCTTCAAACATAGGGTTGTTTGATACGTTGACAACGTTAGTCAATGTGTTCAAGATGAACTCAACTGACGGGTCAACAATAGCAACCATGTTTTGGTCTGGAACGTTAGCTTTCTTAAGAGCATATCTAGCATAAGCAAAGTCAGCTAGTTCGATAACACCACTATTACCACCAGCCATACGATGATAGACACCATCAATAGCCTCTTGTGAGTTAGCTGTTACACCTGCTTCAGGTGCTGCCATAGTAGTTGTTTCGAAGTGCTCCATGATAGCACGTTCTTGCTCAGGAACAAAACGAGACATCAATTCGTTTGCGTAGAATGTATCTTGTTCAGCTTTCTTTGTCATGTAAGAAGCTGATGACAAGTATTTATCAACGCTGAATGTGAACTCGCCTGTATCAAGAGGACGATAGTTTACAGCAGAATCTTCTGCATAGTTGTCTACCTGTGCCTGACCGATTGATGGGATGTGGAATGTGTCACCGTCAGGGAAACCATCCAACATACGCACATAGTTTTGTGCCATCATTTCGTCACGAAGAATGTCTTTAAGTTCAGAAGACCATACTTCGGTACGTGTCAGGAGTGTAGAGTTGGCTGTAGTCATTGCCATAGTTCTAGTCTCCTAGTTATATACCAAACTTATCCCCAAGTCTAGCTTTATCTTCCATAAGTTGTTGCTGTATCTTGGGAGTATAGTATAAGTTACGATTTTCTCGGCGTAGATTCTGGTAGTAATTCCAGTTTCGTTCAGCCGAGGCTTGCATATTAACACCTTCGGTTCGTACAGAACCTTGAACCATAGGGCTAAAGGTTTTCTGTGGCTCACCAATAAGAGTAAAGAATGCTGAAGGAGATTCGGCAGCAATGTCACGTAGACGATCCATTGACATACCTAGCTCTTTAGCTTTCTCTTGGACTTTAGCTGCTGCTTCAGTTCCAAAAGATTTTTCTAACTCTTGATCAACTTGAGAAAGATTCTGTTGAACTGTGTTATCTTTCTCTCGTTTGGTTAGTGTCTGTTCCACAAGGCTCTTCAGGTCTTCCTCGTTAAAGTTTACAGTGGTGTTCTGTTCTTCAACGCTACCGTTATTATTAGGCACTCCATTACTCGCTTCGGTAGATTCAGCGGCCTTGTTCTGGAGTTGTTCAAGAATTTGAGCCTGATAGTCTTGCTTCTTCATATCCTCTCGCATCTGGGACAACTGTTCCTCTAGGGTCTTGATGTAACCGTCTGCTTCGAGTTTACCTTTAGCTAGGACTTCAGGGTCTTTCCAATTCTCTCCCTTTGCCTCTACGAGTTTCTGAACAAAAGATTCCTGTGGTGGGGTTTCAGTTGTCGTCTGCTCTGTTGTCTGCTCAGTCTGTGCGGTTGCAGCACTGTCAGTAAATACCATAGTCTATTCCTTGTCTAGGTTGATAATATCAAGCACTTGGTTTAGTGCTCTGTTATAGCCGATACGATCAGCTTGCTTGTACGCCCATGACGGACTGTCATAATCAGCCGACGATGGGGTATCCTTTAAGAGTGATTCTAAAATCACTTCTAAACGAAGTAGGCTTTCTTGGTTAGACAAGATTGTTTGTTTAACCTTATCCTTTTCTTCCTTCGTTTTACATTGTTTGAACCAGTGCGACTTCATTAAATTTAACGGCGCATATTCTTTTTGTCTTGTTCGGCCTTACGACGACCAGCTAGACTGTTGTCTCGTTTAGGTTTCTTTTCTACAGGTTTCTTTGTAGAGTTACCATATTTTTTAACTTTACCTTTTGAGTAGGGCATTTTACAATCCTTTTTCCATTGCGATTTGTTGCTCTTCTTCGAACTGAACCTGAGCCTCAGTCGCCATACGTTCTGTTTCTAGTTGTTCTGTGATTGTCACGTTCTCAGAGAACAGTGCAGGTTCACCTAATTCCTCAGCCATCAGACGAGCAAACTCTTTACCTGACAAGTGAGCAGCCATAGTTGGGTCTGCTAGTTTCAACTGGTACAGAGATGTCAGGTTCTGTACACGGTTGGCACGTTCCGCATAGTGTCTAGCACCCATAGGAACGATCTTCCCGTTAGCCATGATGTCTTCCTTGGTGATCTGTTCAAAGAAGTACAACCCTGTGTCATCGTTAAGGACACGTACCGTATCAGCATAGTCCATGTTACGACGTGCAGCCTCAAGCATAGCGTTAAGGATTGGCTCAAGGAACACACGTTCAAAGTGGGCAGTCTTGTGTTGGAAGATACGACCAGCAGCAGTCATCAGCTGTTGTACTTCAAAGGCTGTTTTCTCACCTGCACTACGGATACCCATAGCCTCACGTGGTGCACCTGCTAGCATCTCCATTTTGTTCTCTAGGTTCTGAATCTGGAAGTCAGCATTGAGGGCTGTAGCATCAGGTGCTAGGTAGCCTACGTCACCCTCTTCACCCATATAAATTCTAGCTGCTGGTTCAAAGTCAAAGTCTTCTACGTCACCACGAATCTTGATGATCGGGTATGCGATCTGGTCAAAGACATCAGCCTTTAGGTTTTCTAGGTGGTCAATACGATACTGCATACCGACAAGATTATCTAGTGGACCCATTGCATATAGATTGTCAGGACGTTCTCGCCACCCAGCGTGGAAGATAGAAGCCTTACCTAGGTAACTTGGATTCTGCTCGTTCATCAAGACATAAGAACGGTCAACGATTGTTATGATACGGTTCTTGTGGAACTTGCCTGACTCTTGATCGTAGATGTCTCCATAGAATGTCAACAGTTCTACATAGTTAGACTCGTAGTACTCTTTGATAGTTGTGAAACCATCTGCCAAAAAACCTGTTGACTTATGTACATCTACGTCAGCACCTGTAGCATATTGACGGTTAGTCTGCATACGCTTTAGGATACTTGCCATGTAACCGTTATCTACGGTCTCCTCTACCTTACGTGCGATCTCACCTAGTGTCAGAATAGAACGGACAATTTTAGGGCTATCTGTGAAGTTTGGGGCAAGGGGATTAAAACAAATGTCAAAGGGACTAATACGGACAACTTTAGGTCCGATATAGTTGACAATACGTTCCCCGTCTTCGTACTCAGTGTAATCTCTAGCAAAGTCAACAGTGGCGAAACAGTTACCGTACTGGATGTAATCATTGATTAGTTTACTTGTTGTGTTCTCAAAGTCAGACTGACGAACTTTGTTTTCCATGTACGCTTGAATAGCGTCACGTTTGTTTTTAACATCTGAGTCTTCGTCGTGTGCTTGAAACTTGAACCAACGTTGCTGGGGGAATAACGCTGAGAAATAGTTAGCATGTAGGTTGTCTGCGATCTGGGTTAGTTTAGGTGTGGTTGTGCTGTTTGTCCACGGCAGTTTAGAGTTAGACGTGGTACGTGTGTCAGTTGCATAGATGTAATTACGCAACTCTTTCCACTCTTCAATCTTACCCTGACGAGCATTATTCCACTCAACCCAGCGATCCGTAATGTCAGATGCTAGAGCATGAGGCTCCACAATTTGTAAAAGGTCAACAGTTGTACCAGCCATTAGAAGGAGACTCCACCGAATCTTGAATTAAATTGTACCACGTTATCTCTACTCCTACGTATTGCTCTTGCAGGTTTGACAGCCATATCTACTACTGAGGCTAGGGCATCAATTACGTCATCATGAGGGGGATTACGTGACGACAATTCCTCTTCGAGTATTTGAGTATTACCACCACGGTAGTGCCAGATACCCATGTTATCGTATCTTGGTTCTAGAATAGAAGAGATACGTTCTTGTTTATTACCTTGGCTCTTATTAGGTCTGAACTCGTCGATGCTTATAGCAAGTCCATGTTGTTTAATAAGTTCCTTAAGTTGCTTGACGATAGCCATCTGTGCCACAGTGGTTTCTGCTCTGAGCTTTCTGAAGGACCACTTGTTTGACAGATGAAGAATGTGTTCGAAGTACTCAGAGATTCTGTCAGTCCTGAATCTGTCTATGTCCAAGACGTATACGTTATTCTCTGCATCTATACCTATGACAACAATAGCTGTGTAGTCAGCACGTTTACCCAAACTAAAAGCAAAGTCAACCGCAGCGAAGACGTTAAGTCTATTATCTCTGTAGTACATGTAACCGTTTTCTTCACGGATATGCTTTCTCTCATAGTACTGGAACTTATCTGATGACACAGGTACATTGTCAGGGTCTGACGGATCGTTGTAGTACTGTGCTCTGAACTGTCCCTTGTCTAGGTACTGACCACGTTTCTTAGCTAGAATCTTCATGTCAAAGCCAAACCACTTACCGTCCTTGCGTTGACTTCTAGGCCAAAGGAACTCACCTGTTCCGTCACCTCTATGTTCAACTGGCTTCTCAAAGATTTCGTAGATGTTATCCTCACCTACCTTCTCACCATTTTCATCGTACTGATCCTCTACCATCTGTAGTAGATCGTTGTACAAGTCAGCAGGATGATACCTAGTACCTACGACCCACTCTTTCGCATCAGCACCTTCAATAGACGAGAGTAGAGAGTATTGACTTTTGACTTTATTACGTCCTTCACCCGTGTAAGCATTCTCGTAGACAACAACATCATCCAAGACAGCAATGTCACAGTGCATACCCGTAAGTGATGTAGTAAGGCCACCAGTGAAGACCGAAGGGTCTCTAACATTTTCTTTTTTCCTTAATGGGTGATCTAAGGCAATCTCTGAGTTAGTCCATCTTGTACGTTTACCTTCGTCTGGATTGACATGCTCAGGCCAGTACCTTTGGTAAGTGTCAGAGGTTAGGATACCCTTGATAAACCCTAGTTGTTTCTCAGCTAAGTTGGCTGTAGCTGATATGTATAGTATACGCAAAGTTGGGTTCTTTGTCAACTCCCAAGCGACACGATAAGCAATTAATCTTGACTTTCCGTGGTCTCTAGGGAAGAGAAGTAGTTGGTGTGACTTGTGGTCTTCTCTTGTCCACCAGTTGCAGACATCCTCGTGACACTGCCCTAGTACTTGTTCAGGTGCTACTAGCTTGATGAAGGTGACAAGATCACTCTCAGCTGCCTGACGTATTTGTTCTAGGGTTGCCATTCAATTAGTCAGCCTCCAGTATTGCATTAACCGCTGTCATATCCTCTGTAGTCCAGAAGTCTTTTGCAACCATTAGCTTTAGATGTTCTACGTTGCGTGACAGACAGTCTGCCCAATCCTCGTCAGACATGTCCTCTGGTTGACCCGCATTAATTAGATCAACGCTGTCACCCATTGCAGAATAATGCTGTGCGATTTCTTCGGCTGTGATTTCGTTGTCCATTAATTAGCCTCCAGTGCAGTTACTTTTGCCTCTAGGGTTTCAATGCGATCCATTGCCTCTTGCAGTGCCTTGACTGCTTTCATGTAGAGGATGGAGTATTTAACAGACTTGGTTGTTG